GGCAATGGGTGTGGTGGAGCCGAAAACGCAAAAACCCGGCGCAATGGCCGGGTTTCTTTGGGGATTTGAGTAAGTTGCCGTAGGCAAAACTCTAACAGTGGCGTTACGGTATCACCAGCCGCACGGGAACGCAATAGGCCCTCAAGCGGCCTCGCGCATTTCGTAAATAACCGCCGCAATCGGGCTCAATGCTCGCCGATCCAGATCCTCGCAGCACTCGAAGATCAGCTGCAGCACTCCGCCCCAATCCCGCTCCCAGTTGCACGACTCCAGGCGCACTTCGTAGACCTGCCACATCCAGGCTCTGAACCTCTCGGCGTTGGCGAGCGGGTCCTCGTTGGCCGACTGGCCGCCCTGGTGCATATGGCGGTACCGGCGCAGCACGCCCTTCACCACGTACTCGAGCTTCTCGCGCTTGGCCGCGGTCATCCGAGGTGACCGATTCTGCACCAGCAGAAACACCACCTCCTCCGCCGCTTCCCGGATGTCGTCGCATTGGGCAGCGGCGTACATGTAATCCCCGAACACGCGGATCTGCGGGTGAAGCCGGGCGATTGCCGACTGGATGTGACCGGCCAGGGCGCCATGGACGGCATGGTTTGCCGTTGGCCCGCGCTCGGTGTTCTGCACCACCACGCCGAGCTGGACGACATCGGAGGTCTGGCCCGGGGCTGGGTTGTAATTGCAGTCATGCCACGCCTGGCGCGCTGAGTTGATTTTCATGCTGTCACCTCAGGCTTGCGGAATGCGATAACCAGGATCAAGAAGGTAACCATGAAACTTGCAGCCGCCAGAATGGTGTGCCCGGTGGCGATCATGGCGTACAGGCCGAACGCAGAACTCGGCAAGCTGAGCCATAGCCTGGAGCGCATTTGGGCGGCAACATCATCCTTGACGCCGCCAGACAGCAAGGCCATCCAACAGAGACCGTTCATTACGCACAGGACATAGAACGCGAACTGGTGCAGCGACTCATCCCCGAAGAGCAAGGCGCAACTCAGTGCCACACTGATAATCGTTCCAATAATCTTCTTGATCATGCTGCAGCCCTCTTCAGTTCGCGGGTCTTGGCCCGGTATTCAGCCTTGATGGCCTTGATCTCTTCCACGGTGTACTTGCGGGCCGGATGAGACCCTTCCAGCCAGGCCACCCTGTCGGCGCCGATGCGCAGCACCAGGCGGATGCGGTACTCGACTGCGTTGCCGGAGAGGTTCCGATTGCACTTCACGCACTGGCGATGGATGTTAAGTGGCTCGAAGCGCAGCTCCGGGCAGGCGCCAACGGACCGGTAGTGGCCGGCGTCCCAGCGGCTGCCGGTCATCAGGTTGTTGTCGTTGGGTTGCGAGTCGCAGCTGATGCACGGCAGGTGAGCATCGCGCAGGCGGACGTACTCGTTCACCGCGGCCTGGGCTTCTCGGAGGTGATCCGCCCTGCTCTTCAGCTTCTCCTTGCGGACCTTGATCTCCCGGCGCTCGACCTGGGCCAGGGACTTGCGGGCCTTCTCCTGGTTTGCCTGGTTGGTGGGGGCGTCGAGGATTGCGCAGGCTGGGCTGCATACGCGCTGGCCCAGGCGCTGTGGGACGAATGAGGCCCTGCACTGAGCGACACGGCACTTCTTGGCGCGGGGTTGTTTGGCTGGCAGGCTCATTGGTACACGCTCCCAGGCTGGCCGGGTTCATTGCTGCCAGTGCAAGCCAGATCGTGATCGCTTGCCTTCGGGCAGCGCTTACATCCACAGACTGAGCACAGAATCATTTTCGTCGAGGACAGCGGCACCCATCCGAAAGGACCTTTCATCCCAAGCTTGTGCTCCTCGATACAGCGATGGCATTCGCAGCGAAGGAGATTCATGCCGCCACCTCGCTCAGCAGATCGGAGAACACCACGCCCTGGCCGGTGAAGTACGCAGCCATGCGATCGGTGTACTGGATGCCCTGGGCGCGATTGAAGAGACTGGTCACCGGGAACCCGTCCGGGCCGAACAGCTTGTGCTCACCCATCAAGGCCAGCTTCTCCTCGTACGGCAGGTGGCGCATGACGCGGTACCAGGCCGCCTGGAACCCTGAATCCTCGTTGAGCAGGATCTGCACGCCGAAGTGCAGCTTGCAGTAGCGGCGGGCGTCGGCCGCGTCGCCGATCTGGGTCATTTCGGAGATCCGCTTGTACATCGCGAACCACAGCGCGTTCTGGTCGAGGGTGCGATCCTTGCCCGGGCGCAGGGAGACCACCACGAACTTCTTGTCGCGGAACATGGCGCTGAGCCGGCTAATGGCCTCGGATAGCTTGGCCTGGCAGTTGACGCTGATTTTGTCGGTCATGAGCGGTTCCTCCTGCTCGATTCCAAGAAATCTCGAAGCTCGATGTCGCTAGCCCAGTCATCGGTCCAAGCCGCAAGCAGGGTGACCGGAATGGCGAGCAGAATGATTTCATCCTTGAAAAAGCAGGCGATGATCAGCACCAGTCCGGCGATAGTGAAAATCCAGGAAGTCGCCCTCATTACTGCTCTCCCTTGCCTATGGCGAGGCTCGCAATCGCAGTTGCTCGCGTCTTCGGACACGGAAGGCCGCCGTGGTCGGTGTACACGCCGCATATCACGCAGCCGGTGAAGCCGATTGCCGGTGATTCCTGAGCGAACTTGAATGGGTGGCGGGCGGCCAGTTCTTTGCGCAGCTTCTCCACCTCTGCCTTCAGCTCAGCATTCACCTGCTCGTAGGCTTGGTAGCCGGTCTTGAGGCCGGCGATTTCGGACTGGAGATCATCATTTCCGGCGATCAGGGCCAGGATTTCCTCAGGATCAACTTCCAGGAGAAAGTCACGTTCGTTACGTGCTTGCTCATCCTCGTCGGCGCAGCGCTCAGTGCGGCAGTTGATGGCCAGCCGCTTCAGTTCGTCGTACTGGCTCATGCCCGCGTCTCCTGCGCTTTATCGACGTAGATCAACCGCTCCAACCGCTGGGCGGCCTGCCCGGCAAGGTTCACGGCGTCCGCTTCGTCGATCACCGGGACGCACACGAAACGAACGCCTGCCTTTACGAGACCGTTCGCCACCTCAAGGGCTTGGCGTAGCTGTACTGGGGATGCTCGTTTCATCAGGAAGCCCTCCGCTTGCTGCGCTCTGAGGCGCCTTCGAATACCAGGCCAATGCCGCGGCCTTCCCTCAACCGATCCACGCTGCGGTCACCCAGCACGGCGCCCAACTCCTTGGCGTCAATGTTGGAAATCACGATGGTTGGCAGTTGCGCCTCGTATCGGCCATTGATCACGGCGAACAGCGTTGCCAGTTCGAACTCGGATGGCTTGGTGGCGCCAACCTCGTCGATGATCAGCAGCGACGGCTCGACCAGGCTGGCGAACGCCTCGGCCTCGGTGTATTCGGCCCGGTCGCCATAGCTACCCTTGATGAATTGCAGCAGGCCGCCGACGGTGCGATACACGGCCGTGGCGTTGTGGTTGACGATCACATGACCAGCGATGGCGGCGGCAAGATGGGTTTTCCCGGTGCCTGGGGTGCCGGTCATGACGATGCAGCGACCCTCGTCCAGGTGCTGCGGGAACGTCTCGGCGTACTCGATGCACTTGGCGAGGTTGGCTTTCTGGCATGCCGTCTCTGCGTGGAAGTCGGCAAAGTTCTTGCCCATGAACCGTTTTGGGATCAGCGACGCCCCCAGCTTGCGCTCCAGGCGTTGTTCGACGATCCGGGCATACGTTGCCCGCTGTTCTTCCTCGTCGCGCTCCTGGCGAGCTTTGTCAGCGCAATCAGGGCACCCAGACGCCCTGTCTGCGTTCTTTCGGATCACCGATGCGTATTCGCCATGCTGCGGACAGGTGGCAAGCTGCTTGCCGTACACGCCAAAGCGCTTCTCGATGTCGTTGATGGTCAGGTCTATCTGCTTCGGGCTAGAAGTCATAGGTGCCGTCCCCGCGAGCAGTAAGGCCCGCCGTGTAATCGCGATTCTCGAAACCGGTATGGCGGGATGCTGGAAACTGGTGGACGTTGCCTGCCGCCTTCTCGGGGAATATCCCGGTCCAGCCGTTGGCGATCGATGTGGCAAGCACCTGGTCCGGGGCTGAATGGCCCGCCAGCGCCTTGGCCTGCAACTCACAGCTCTTGGCGGTCAGGGGCTTGCGGATTTCCTTGCGGTATTGGCACCAGTCGGCCCAGGCCTTGTCGGACACGTTCTCGGGCTTGGCAGTCAGTGGATCGAACTTTCCAGGCTTTGCCGGTGCGCCAGCACCTTGCTTTTGATCTTGCTCTTTCTTCTCTTCTCTTCTCTTCTCTTCTCTGGTCCGCAAACTGTCCGCATCCGAAGCGGACAAATTGCGGACAGGGTTTTTCCGGTCGTTGCGCTTGCGTTCGGCGTCGTTGGCGCGGCGCTTGGCGCTGGCCCCGTTGTGCTCGTCAAAGCGAGGCATTACAAGGCTTCCATCGTCCTCAACGGCTGCCCACTCGACGTCGATCATGGCCTGGGTAAAGCCCGGCCAGCCAACCACGGCGTCCATCGCCTCAACGGTATAACCCACCAGCACGCCATCACTCGAATGGGTGTCGAAGATGCTCCAAGCAACATGCAGTCCGCCGATAATCCGCAACCTGTCCGCCTGCAATGCGGACACCATGCGGAAAACTTTCGGATGTGTCTGAAGGTCGATTCGCATTTTGATCCAGTCTCCGGCCATTACTTGCTGCCTTTGCCGACCAAGCCGGCCAGTTCGAGGAAGCGATCGACGTACCAGTGGGGTTGCGTCTCGCGTGGGGACTGAGGGCTGGTGAGGTTCTTGCCGTACTGGAGACCCTTTTCAGTCACCGACCAGAAGGGAACCATTTCGCCCTTGGAGTTTTTGCGCTGGAGCTGTTTCAAGAGTCCACGGTCAGCCAGGGCAGTGTTGAAGGCTGCCGGTGCGCAACGGATGTCGTTGTCCTTCAGTAGCGCCGTGGCTGACTTGGTGGGCATCGAGGAGCCACCAGCAGCATCGGGCGCGGCGTCGATTGCGTAGCCGGGGAGAAATTTGGCGTCGAGGCCGTTGTTGGCGGCGATCTTGGCGAGCATCATCATCTTGCTCGACGGCGCCGGCTTCAGTAGGCGGTCGAAGCACTCAAGAATCGCAAGCTCTCCGACGATCTTCGCGTTGTTGGTCGGCTGAGCAGAAAAGCTTCCTGTCTTGCGAATGCTCGGCAGCACCTGGCCCACCACCCATTCCTCGAACTGCTCGGCAGCGGGCAGCTTCGACTTCATCACCAGCCGATAAAGGTCTCGCTCGGGGATGATCTGAACAGCCCGGACCTGACCTCCCATT